TTCATTTGGTCGCCTGTTGCGATTGTGGGATTTGCTTTGTATGGCTTAAAATCGGTCATTTGTATGTGATTGTTACCCTTTCGGTCCCACTAATTGCAATATTCATTTCTTGCGGCCCGTTGATTAGGCGGTATTGATCATCAACAAAAAAGCCATTTCTCTTGCAATAATCTATCAATTCTGTCACCTTGTCTGCGATTGTGAGATTTGCATTGTCTGCGTCCTCAATAAACTTAGCTATGTGTAAACCTTTTTCTGTCATGTAATTGTCTAACGGTGCATAAAACTGGACGTCGCTTTTAGAATACCCAGGAGACCAAAAGAAAGGCTTAGCAATATAACCTTCATTCGCACGATTTACTGCATCACTTAAGTTGCCAAATGTAGCTTTGGGCGAAGGGTAAAAAGCCCCCATTGACCTTTCGCACAAATCAATCTGTCCTTTGTGCGTCCTGATTAAATACAGCTTAACGAGCTCTTCTGCTGGCTTTTTAAAAGATTCCATGTTTTCCTGTTTGAGTGGTGGTTGTGATTTGTGAGAGTGGATATAACGATATTATTCCATAACTCACGCCGTCACACTCATCACAGATTGGATGATTTTGGAGTAAGTCGCTTGTTATTATTTTGTGCTTAACCTCGAATTGATAATCACCACCAATTAAACCTTTAATAATGTTCTTGCATTCGGGCAGGATGATAAGAGCTGGATGATTATCCGCTAACTTTAACTGCATATACCATCTAAGTCTAGCAAGCCGATGAGTTAAACGTCCTGAAGTTGCAAAGAGTGACTTGAAGAATTGCTGAGTCTTTTCGGAGTAGTGTTTAGATGGATGCTGTAAATGCTCCATGCAGACTAGCCTTAGGCCGTATTTGGCTTGAAACTCTAAAGCCTCTGAAGCCAAAACGGGATCGCAATGCACATCTTTGTGAACCTCATACTGAGAAAGATTATCTCTTACCCAGCTCAAAGCTCGTTCAGCAACTGGCATAAATTCCTCTCGTGGTGGTTGAGAGGCAAAACTGTTTACTAATATTAAGCGGTCATTTTCTTTCGGTTTGAGTGCAACTGTGAGTGTGTTGAAATTGGAGTTTCCACCACCATCAGCGAAAAGATATACTTTTGCGTTAGTTAATTGCTTGCTAATAAAGCTGTCTGTTAGAGCCCACGGCTTGAGGGTTTTGACATTAGTGATTATATTGTGATCAGGATTTTTGATAACAACATTGGACACACCAAACGGATTGCCCATAATTTCTCGCTCGAATGTTTCTTCGTCCGTTCTAAAGCTGTTAACCCATGTATCCGTATTGTCAGGATTGATGGAATGAGGAAACCAGCGAATCCTAATAATATTTTTATCTGCAAAATAATCACTAGTCTCATCACTCATCCGCTCAAATGAGTGACTGGCACTTGTTGCAGCGGTGCTTAAAACTACTGTTAAATCTGTACTAGCACGACAAGCAGTGAGAGCTAAATCTAAGCTCAATGAATCAAGTGCTGCTGCCTCATCAATTAAAGCAATCGAATAACGGCCCGATTTGAGGAATTCGTTGGCTGCGTTTGGATCATTAATTGGATGGCCTGATATTGCCGCACTAGTCGCACCGTCACCAATTCTTATCAACTTTTGAGGACAATCTCTGTCAGGATTAAAGCTCTCAGGCAGTAAATAGTAGGGAACAAACTTGATAGCAGACCTTAAACGCTCCATAAGCGATGATGGATTTCCTATTTCGTCAACTTTGGTTAATGTCAAGCAAGACAGGCCTGATGAATCATTCCAAAAGATTAAGCGATGCAACATAAACCAAAGAATCGTATTTGTCATTCCCACACGTCTGGATTTTTTAATTACATAAATCAGCTTCTCATCAGGGTTTCGAGTGTTGAAGAATTCCTCAATTTCCCTGATCAATCGCTCTTGCTCGGGGTAAAGAATAAACCTTCTAAGCTTTTGACCTCGCTGAGACTCATCAACAGCTACTACACAATGATTAATAAATGCAATTGCATTATGCTTGTAATAGGCTTTAATGTCGTTGCGAAAAGCTTTATCGCATTGAGCGACTAAATGGAGCGCATTAAACCCTTTACCTGTTTTAACAAGCTGATTAGCAGCGGCTAACAAATGAGCTGCATCCCTGATTCTAACTGGCATTATCTTCTTCCTGCGCCAACTCGTCAACAATGCTAATTGCTGTAGTTTGTGATTTAGTTAGTTGTCTGTGAGTTAATTCAATTTCTCCGTTTTTCCCTTGACCGCTTACTTCGAGTTTTTGCTTTGTTGCTGCTTCCCAGCCGAATAAATCGGTTATTTGCTTTACAGCTTTTAACGCTGCAGCTCTTTCTTTTTTTGTATAAAAACCGTTTTCGGTTGGTATATCGTCGCCTCTCATTGCATCTTCCAAGATTTCTTTATTCATCTTGACAGCCCATTCAAAGCTCACGCCAAACGACTTTTCAAGTTCCGCACATTTATCAACAAAATATGGATGTTTTTCCACTTTTTGCAACAATCTTGAACCCAAATTACCCGATGAAGTGCCACTCTTTTTTCCGTAAACCTCTTCATAAGCCTTAGTTGCATTACGTCCATTTTGTAGATAAAAGTTCACAAAGGCTTGATGCTTGTCTGCAAGCGGTTTGTTTAAGTCACACATGCTCAATCTACTCACTCAATCAGTAATTATTTTTACTATACAACATAAACTCAATTATTAGAATTAATTAATGATATCTATTTGCGAAAAAGGGAATTAATAACTTGCAAGATATTCAAGAACTTGATATATTTATAAATGTAAATAAAACAAAAGAGGCAAATCAAATGACAAACAACGCAACAAAAACAATAAAGATATATTTAAGCAAGGCAACACGAGGCTACTGGATCGCCTCCAATCCAGGTCATACTTACATCGAAGAAGGAAAAATAATAGCCTCTTTCAGCCCGCATGGCGAAACAGAAAATTGGGAAAATTTACCTAGCGTGGAAGTTGAAGCCCCCGAAGGGTATGATCTCGCAGAGTCCGTATCGGGTAGGTATTTTTTATACAACGCAGCAAACAGTCGCTTAGATGTAGCTGCAACTAAAAAGGGAGAAATATATTTTCTGTGACTAGCAACAAACAACCTGCCTACAGACGAGGCAAATACAAACCTTCTGAAAAGCCCAGAGCCGACAAAGGAACTCTCAGGGAAGGCTCTGAGAGATGGCTAGCTCAAAAACTAGGAATTTCGCTTCATAGAGCGAGAAAACTTAAAAAAAGTTTAGAAAAATAATATTGCAATTTATTAAAGATATTGCAATAATAATAGTAGAGATAAATCAAATCTAATCAAAACAAAGAGGAAAACAAATCAAATGACAAACGCAACATCAATTATCGCAGAAATAACAAACAGTTCCAATTTCGACAAATTTTTTACATACACAACAGGCGAGCTTTGCGAACTGTCATCAGTCGTAAGGAGCGCAGAAGAATTTGCTGAAAGAAAGCTCGAATCAGCCGAATTGGAAGAGTTGAAAGACTATTTTATTGAACACATAAAAGGTAATGCTCAAGCAAGGATAGAAGAGTTAATTGAAAGAGGAGAAGTAGATCCTGATGAATTCAACTTTACTGAATTCGTGCGCTTGTGGTGGCTTGATAAATACGTAGATGCATAAACTAAAAAGGCAAATCAAGGGAATTAAATATTATGACAAAGTTAAAAACGAAAAAAATCATTATTCTCAAAATCACGTCAAGATATGGCGAAAAATATCAAATAGAACTAGAAACAGATGATTGTTCTGACTGCTTTACGATAGGCAGGCAAGATTCATACGGAGGTTTTGACGTGTCGTATTGGGGCATCCCCGATTTTAAGATGTATAGCAAATCTCGCTGTAGATCTTTAATTGCAAAAATCAAGAAAATCAAAGCAACTGATTTTCAAGATCTTGAAAACAAAATTAGGCTAACAATCAAGGAGATCGTATAATGACAAACAATCAAATCGAACTCATCAGCGCAATCGAAGAAACATTAAAAGAATTCAAACTTAATCCAACAGTAGACTTAATCGAAGAATTAGAAGCTTGGGTTGCAGTGTTAAAAAGCACTAAACAAAATCAAATGACAAACGCACAAAGCGCACTCAATCAATTCTTTTCTGCAAAGTATTAAGTTCATCGACTGAAAAGAAACTGCCATATTTAGTTTCTTTTTGATTAATAAAATAAATCTTTCCATTCCTTTCGCCAATTGAGGAAGAGCTGTAAGTATCTTCCTCAATTGTTTCGAGCAGTTCAAACTCGCCCAAGAATTCATTTTCTTTTTCCGTTCCGTCTTCTTTCAGCGGATTATCATAAGCTTTTCTGTATATCTGTATTTTCAAAACAACCCCTCACAAACTGACCAGCTGGCATCTAATTTAGCCAAAAAATTCAATTTATCCTTAAGCCAGTTAGCTTTCTTGGCTATGTAAATGTTTGCCGAGGGTAAAGTGTAGTCTTTGCGATTTAAGAGGCCTTCTTGGGTCATGCTGCTAACTTCTTCTTTTTTTCTAGCCGTTGAAAGATTTCAAGAATTGCGGGGTTTGTAATTGCTACTTTTGGCTCTTCCCCTTTGGGCTGTTTTAAAAATTCAGGATTTTGCTCATAAATCTTTTTTATGCGTGCGTTACATTTTTCATTAGCTAAAGCTGCATCTATCCCTGTACACACATCAAACATCGCATCTTGATAACATTCTACGATTTGGTTAACTACTGTGTTCTTCATGCGCTCAATGCCTCCAATTCAATTAATGAATCCGTGTATGCCTTTGTTAGTTGGTTTATTCGTTCCTTGTGTTGCTCCTGTTGCTCTTTCGGGTAGGCCGAAGCTTTGTCTAGTGTTGCTTCTAAAATGTCAATCTTCTTCTTTAGTTCAGCGATTCGTTCATCTTTTGCAATTTGGATGCTTGCAAACTGGCTTGAATTGCCTTTGATTACCCTTTCCTGAAGCTCATAATCTGCTTGCGAGAATCTGGCAATTTCTCTATTCATCACACGCCTAACCCATTCAGAAGGCTTAATTGACTCGCTTTCTACTGACTTGTTGTATTGCTTATGGGTCTCAATGGTTCTTCCATTAATTCTGACATCTGGTTGCTCTTTGCAATATTTCAAGCGCTCCCTTCTAGCCTCGTATTTGTCGTTTACAAACATCTTGCTATAATCGTCAAGAATGCCTAAGGCGGTCATTGCTTGCACTCTTAGCTGAGGAACTCGATTGTATTTCCATTCGTGCCATGCGTCAAATAGCTGTTCATCAGCGTTTATCCGCTCATAGGTTGAATCAAAAGTTTCTCCTGCATATCCAAATATTTCGAGTGTTTCCCGTCTAATTGCAACGTTCACCCATTGTTGCACTTCTTCTTTTTTGTCGATTGTTGGTTTCATGCTGCGTGGCTCCAAGACATATGGTTAGAATGCCATTTTTCGGGATCGGCAAAATATTCCGCTCGCTCCCTCTCAAACTTCTCTTGGATTTGCCTTCGAACGTCATCTAGACTGGTTACATCTTCAACGTCTAGCCACGATCTAGCATTTAAAAACACTTGGAAGCCTTGTCGAAATTGCGCATCAGGGTTGGCTTCTCTGTAAACCTTTATTGCTTTTAGCATGGTCTCTCGGTCTGGAAGAGCTTTTTCTCGCTTGAGTGATTGCCATTTCTTCCAGCTAAGCGCCTTGCTGCTTCTCCCTGTGTGCTCTCCCTGCCGATGTGCTTGGTATGCTTCTTCAAATATCACATCGTCTTTACTAGATAACGTCGACACAGTCGACACAGCCGATTTTGGTTCAACAAAAATTTCTTTTTTTGTATTTTTTTCTTGATCTTGATCTTGACTCTTAAGATTAAGATTAATACTTAAGAGGAGGTCTTCTAGGCCTTGTGGCTCTAAGGCTTCCTGTCTCGGTTCTAGTGTCTGACTGGTTACAGTATAGTGTCTGACTAGTTGCTGCCTAGTGTCTGACTGGTTACAGCCTAGTGTCTGACTGGTTACTATTTTGGACAAAATATAGCGTCTTGACCCGCTTGATTGAAATGTAAATTCGTGTTTTGTTTGACTGATTAGTAGTGCAATATTTTGGTGTGAATATTTCCTATCTTGAAATTCAAATCTTTCTGCAATCTGTTTATTCGTCAAATTGATATATCCATATTTCTTGTTTTTGACTATGCAAGCTTTAAGAAATTTGATAAATGCAAGCTGAGTTGGGCTGTATATCATTCGTCTTCGCCTCCGTAGGCTATAGCCAGCATCACGGTTATATCTCTCAAAGCTTTAGACTCTGTACATTTAGCCGCATCTCGCATTATCCCGATCCCTGCACCAAAACAGGAATACGCAACCGACTCAGGATCTACCCCTTTGTGAAGTTTATTCATTACCCATTCATGCAACTCTGCTTTTATCTGATCTATCTCAGAAACATTTTCTGTTGAACCTTCCAAGGCTTCTAAAATAATGTTTTTTACTGAAGTCTTTCTTCTCTTTGCTTGCGACTCAATTGATTGATAGAGTGCTTTCTCTTCTTTCGTAGCAAACTTAATTTGATAGTTAACTGTCATTCATCTTCTCCCGTGCTAGAAGGAGTTACAACTAAAGCTGTAGCTAGCACACTACAGCTAGCTATTATTTATAAACTGTTAACAATTTAATTGCAATATGTATAAAGATATTTAAGAGTCAGTAACCATTTCTCTCACCTTTTGATGCCCTTTTAAAGCTTCATCGAATGTTTGATATCTCCACTGATCGCCATCCAATTTGTCTCCAAAACACATTGTTTCAAACAAAATTGGTGCCCCACTGTCATTCCCAATGTCTTGACCTAAAAAAACAGTGCTTATCTTTGTATTGCCAATTGTTTCTTGCTTGACTATTTTGTTTTCTAGAATGTCCAAAAATTCACAATACTCCTCCCAGTCGGCCTCTATTGGCTCTTTATTGTCATTTAAAATATAGTATTTTCTCATTTGTTAACGTAAATCAACGACAGCATCGCCAAACCTAGCAAAACAAAAGCGGCTAAAACGGCTTGAAAACATGAACCCCAATTTATTCTCTTTTTCTTTGCAGGGATCAAGCGAATTGTTTGCGGATCTCTGAGTTTTCCTAATTCATACATTTGCTTCTCCTGATCTCTATTACTATTGTACACAATTAGGGTATTATGTCAATTGAGTGACATAAACAATAATGGATAGAACTACATACAAAGGCAAAGATTATCTAACTACGGCGCAAGTGGACGAATACTACAAGGTCAATGAGCGTCAGCTAAGATATTGGCAGCAAAAGGGTTTGATTAAATCGATTGCTATACCTGGATTTGCTAACACTAAGTTTTATGAGATCGAAGAACTTCTCAAAGTAATTAAACGAAAATAAAAAGAAATTAATTATTGTCAATCGGTTGACAAAAAATGATTTAGATGGGAATATTAAAACTGTGAAAAGGGAGCCCGTCAAAGCAATCCCTAATCATAGTCCCTAACAGACGAAAGGTAAATTAGGATCATGAATAGTACACTAACTAAAAAGATAGAGTTCCTAAACAGCCGTTTTAGCTGCTTGGATAATCAGTTGAAAGACAGATTCCTCTCTGATTTCGAACGCCAAGAAATCATTAGCAATCGCAATCAGGTCGAGAAAGATATTGACTCGCTAGAGCGAGCCGAAAAAGAATCTATTTGCGAGCTTTATTATGATCAACGTTATCAATTTGCCCTCAAGCACGATCACGAAAAAGAAGCAGAAGCAATTTTGCAAGAACGCATAGACCTTAATTATGAGCTGATCAAGAACAGGAGTATGTCTAAATGACACCAGAAGAAGAATTTTTAGCGATTGAAGAAACGATTAAATGGCTCGAAGCAAACGCTGCTAAATTTAAGATTCCAGAGCATTACGCTAAATACCTAGCAAGTAATTTAGCGAGACAAAAAGACGTATTAAACACGCTTACAATTAAAAAAAGTATTTAACGAAAGGAACAAAATGAACGAATCAATAACAATAAATGGCGAAGTGTATTACAAAAATCCACCAACAGAAGCCACTGGAGATATTAAAATTTGCGTTTTGCAAAGAGGGCACGTTCTGATTGGGCGATTTGAAAGAGATGGCTCTGAGTGCAAATTGCACAATGCCTCGGTTATTAGATCTTGGGGCACTTCAAGGGGGCTTGGAGAGCTTGCACAAAATGGCCCTTTAACAAATACAAAATTGGATAAATGTAACGGACTCGTTGAATTTGATTACTTAACAGTTGTTTTCACCTTATCAGCCGAGGAATCAAAATGGCTAAACGTACTATAAATTTTGAGGTGAATCAAAATTCCTATAACTACGGCTTTGGCTCAGGCGATGGCTCAGGCAATGGCTTTGGTGATGGCTTAGGCTCAGGCGATGGCTTTGGTTCAGGCGATGGCTTTGGCTATGGCAACGGTTACGGCTCAGGCTCAGGCGATGGCTTAGACTATGGCTTTGGTGATGGCTCAGGCTATGGCTCAGGCTATGGCTACGTCAACGGCGATGGCTAAAACCCTAAACTCATTAAACAAAAATGGCTAAACGTACTATAAATTTTGAGTTAAATCAAAATTCCTATGACAAGGGCTTTGGCGATGGCTTTGGCTCAGGCTATGGCTCAGGCTTTGGCAATGGTTCAGGTTACGGCGATGGCTCAGGCTATGGCAATGGTTCAGGTTACGGCTCAGGCTTTGGCTATGATGGCGATGGTTATGGCGATGGCTATGGTGATGGCTCAGACTATGGCTGTGGTGATGGCTCAGGCTATGGCTCAGGCTATGGCTACGTCAATGGTAACGGCTAGTACCTTAAACAAATTAAACAAAATGACTAAACGTACTATAAATTTTGACGATAATCAAAATTCCTACGGTTCAGGCGATGACTATGGCGATGGCTTTGGCTCAGGCTATGGCTTAGGCTATGGCAATGGTGACGGCGATGGCTCAGGCTATGGCAATGGTCGTGGCGATGGCTTTGGCTCAGGCTTTGGCTCAGGCTATGGCAATGGTGACGGCTCAGGCTATGGCAATGGTCGTGGCGATGGTGACGGTTGGGGCGATGGCTGGAACAACGACAACGGCTAATACCCTTAACTCATTAAACAAAATGGCTAAACGTACTATAAATTTTGAGTTAAATCAAAGTTCTTACGGCAACGATGGCAACGGCAACGGCAACGGCTGCGGCTGCGGCTGCGGTTATGGTGACGATGGTGACGGTTATGGTGACGGTTATGGCTTTGGCGATGGTGACGGCTATGGCAATGGTTATGGTGACGATGGTAACGGTAATGGCGATGGCTATGGTTATGATGGTAATGGCTTTGGCTATGGCGACAATTACGGCAACGACTAAAACCCTAAACAAATCAAACAAAAATGGCTAAACGTACTATAAATTTTGATGAAAATCAAAATTCCTACGGCGATGGCTCAGGTTGTGGTGACGGTTATGGTTTAGGCTACGGCTCAGGCGATGGCTTTGGTGACGGCTATGGCAATGGTTGCGGTAATGGCTATGGTGATGGTCATGGCGATAACTTTGGTGACGGTGACGGTTGTGGCGATGGCTTTGGTGATGGCGATGGTATAGACGGTGACGGTTATGGCTCAGGCTATGGCTACGGTTGGGGTGACGGCGATGGCTAATACCCTAAACAAATTAAACAAAATGACTAAACGTACTATAAATTTTGAGGTGAATCAAAATTCCCACGGCTACGGCAACAGCAACAGCTGGGGCGATGGTTATGGTGATGGTTGTGGTGATGGCAACGGTTGCGGTGGTGGTGGCTGGGGTGATGGTTATGGTGATAGTCATGGCGATGGTTGTGGCTTAGGCTACGGCTCAGGCGATGGCTTTGGTGACGGCTATGGCTATGGCAATGGTGACGGCGATGGTTATGGCTGGGGCGGCGGTTATGGTGATAATGGTTATGGCTAAAACTCTAAACAAATTAAACAAAATGGCTAAACGTACTATAAATTTTGAGGTGAATCAAAATTCCCACGGCTTAGGCTCAGGTTGTGGCTATGGCGATGGTTGTGGTTATGGTCATGGCGATGGTTGTGGCGATGGCTTAGGCTATGGCAATGGTGACGGCTCAGGCTATGGCAATGGTCGTGGCGATGGCGATGGCGATGGTTATGGCTGGTGCGGCGGTTATGGTTACGGCGATGGCTGGGGCGATGGCTATGGTTATGGCGATGGTGACGGGGGATATTGCAACTAGTGATGTTGCAGTAGCTCTTCAAGAGCCTTGTTTTTGAATAATACCCTAAACAAATTAAACAAAATGACACAAAACCCACTATACGTAGATCATAAAATCAATCAGCTCGAAAAAGAGCGTATGCAATGGAAACCAGAAAACTCTAGACCAATTCCTGTTATTGAAGCAGAGCTCAGAAGCTACAGAGCCATTCAGTCTGGCAATCACAACAATGCAGAATTTACACATACATTTATAAACGGAGGACAACATGGACAAAGAAACACTACAAACAAGCTATATGACAGTAATTAAGGAGCTTGAAAGGCTTGAGAATGAGCTAGAGGCTGCACAAGAAGAAGAAAATGACTTTGTCTCTCTAACCGACCATAAAACCTACGGCTCCATTGAATCTCAAAGAGAGGCTTATTTAGCTATTAAATTTCCAAATATAGGCTCAAAGAAAAAGCTAATCAAACAAGCTCAACGCCGCCGTGAGTACTACAGAGACATGATAACGCTCTACGCAAGCAAATAAATTTAGGCGGGTTGGTAAACCCTAAACCAAAGCTTCCACGTCGGACATTAGACGTTTATAAACTAGAATGTCAGCGAGAAGGGGAACTTGCGCCAAATCCCCATTAATTACACGCAAAGGGAAAATACAATGAACTTTTTTGATCCAAATTACCAATTACCAAACCAAAAAGACCAATTTCTAAAATTTACAGCAGGAACAAACAAATTTCGCTTTATTGGCTTGCCTGTCACTGGTTATGAATACTTCGTGAAACTAGAAGACAAAACGATGAAGCTAACCAGACTCGAAAAGAATCCATTTACATTTGAAGAGTTGGCAATGTTGCCACCTTCCAAACCTGGACAAAAGCCCCAATATTTTATGGCTTGCTGTGTCTATGACTACAACTCAGACAGCTTCAAAATACTGTCCTTAACTCAAATCGGCTTACTTAAGAGCATCAGAGAATATATCAATAATCCTGACTACGGCGTTCAAATCGAAGGCTACGACTTCACCGTTACGAAGAAAGGGGAAGGGATAAAAACCGAATATTCTATTATTCCTAGTCCTCCAAAGCCACTAGCCAAGGCTATTGCTGAAAGAGCAAAAACTTTACAATACGATTTAAATAAATTGTTTGATGATGAATACCCAGCTGATTCTTTTCCGTTTGAAGGCAAAGTCAGAGAGGAGCTGTTGAAAAATGGATAGAGAAATAATATTTAGAGGGAAAACCAACTCTGGAAATTGGGCTTATGGCTCATTGTTAACTGATATTGATGATGCTTTAAACTATGCACGGAAACAGAAAGACTATTTCAACACACTATTGATTGCTGCCAGCAAGGCGACCAGAGAAGAACATTTTGAAGAAGAAAACAAATCTCTTAAAAGAAAGCTTGAACTTGCAGAGCGGGAATTGAAGCAATGTAAGGGTTTGAATGTTCGCTTAACTGGTGTTTTGGCCAGCGTTAACAATATTGAAATTTGTAAACATTGTGGCGGCGATGGCGGTTTTGATGCGGGCGAAGATTCTTGTGAATGCCCTGTTTGTGGCGGTTCTGGATACGTAAAAATAGAGGTGAAAAATTGACCAATCAAGAAAAACAGAAATTGCTTGAGCGAATGAGGCGCAATTTGCTCGAACTTACTCACGGCGAAAGCAATCCACATGTCAACGATTTAGCTCTTTTGGCATTAGAAGCGTTGTCAAAATTACTATTCCTGATTGGGAGACAAGAAGCAAATGAATGAATACTATTACGCTGACTTACTCAAAAGTCGAATGCTTAATGAAAAAGTACAATTGCGCTTGATTGAAAGATGGATTCAATACAAACAAAATCGTCTGTTCGGTAAAAGGTTGATTTGTGCCACTACTGTAATTGGATTGTTAGCAATATTTGCTTTTGTGGGTTGCAGTAAGATTCCACCAGCAGAAGCTAATAAGGTACTAAAACAAGAAAGAGCCGAAAGGGTTAAGTCTCACGGCTCAATCAAGGTAAAAGAGATTAGCTCTCCATTTATACCATATCTTCAGCCACTAGCCAAAAAATATCACAAATCATTCAACCTCTCAGAGCGTGAAATGGCTAAATATTTAGCGGCTTTGTTGAAAAATGAAACTGGCAATTCTAAGCGGTTTGTTCCAAAGTCAAAGAACCATAAATATTTGCAATTGGGAGATGGTGGGAATGGTTGCCATGCATGGCAGATAGATAAACGCTGGCATAAAGGTTGGTTTAAATTAACAACGTTTGAAGAGTCTGGAGATTATGCCATTAGCAAAGTGCTTTTAGTAGGGTATCAAAGAGCTAAGGCTAAAGGGATAGCAGACCCTCATAGAGCCGCTTTAACATACTACAACTCTGGACAATTCAAAGACAAATATTCAACACATTATTACGGACAAAGGGCTCTTAGAGCATGGAAAGGAATAGCATGAAATTAGTAATAACTATAGAATCTAAACAAAGTAGTGTTTCCATGGCAGAGTTACAAGAAGCCTTAAAGGATTTAGGGCTCGAATTAGGTTTAGTTGCTTTCCCCGCTGTAGCACAATACTTAGTATCTGAAGTTGACTTGCGGGAGATCAAAGAAAACTGTACAAGCGTTGAAGAGTGTATTAAGTATATTGAAAAAGAAGGAGCGAGAAACAGATGAAAACACTCACCCGAGAAGACATACAAATACTTGAGGACATTTACGAAGAAATGCTTAAGCAAGAGGATAAAGAATTTGCGGATGATAGAAATTACAAAGCAATACGCAAAAAGTTGAAAGATTTTATTGACAGTTCAAAGACAAATACTCAACACATTATTACGGACAAAGGGCTTTAAAAGCTTGGAAAGGGTTAGCATGAGCGATTTAAACATAGAGCATCTAGCTTTTATAGCTACTCTAGAAACTGGCAAAACTTATCAAGTACTCGTCAATGAAGAACACAGCGAAATAATTCTTAAATTAATTTGCCAGCTGGAAAATGGAATCAAGTTACTAGATCCCCCACTAGAGGGCATCCAAGTAACCAAAGGGGAGGCCAAATGAGCGAAGAAATTATTCACAACTGGGTGATGGACAAGAAAGCCAAAAATCTTGACTGCATAGAAGAGATTGAGTATATCGAGAAACTATTAAAGGAGCTTAAAGAAGCTGGCTGTACTCACGTTTGCCATGATGATGATTATTTAAGAGGCTATACAATACGCCCAAAAACCAAAGAAGAAATATTAGAAGAGTTAAAAAAAGACGTTCCATTTTATGAAGAACAAATAATTGGAACAACAAAAGCGCTAGAAATTACAAAAAACAGAATACAAGAATTGGAGAAAAAAACAAATGAGTAAAAAATTAGAAACAGAAATACAAGAAGCGCAAACCCGCATCAAAAAGCTTGAAGAGGCGCTTAGGTTTTATACGGATGCAGATAATTTTGACAACGTGCAGGAAGATCCAACTGATGAGCCATTGTGCCTAGTGGAAGATATTCATGGGAATTTAGAAGATTTTGGCACAACCGCCCGCAACGCACTAGCAAAGGAGGTGGATTGATGAGCGAAGAAGCACCAAAAACAATATTTTTATCAGATGATATACCTAGACAACTTTTTTTTGAGGAGGATAAAGAATTTGGGGAAGCTGGCTTTGTTGAATACATCCGCAAAGATGAGTATGATGAGTTGCAAACCAAATACGATAATTTAGACGTTGATTGTCACCGTTTTCATGTTGCTAATTTCGATCTGCAAGCCCGCATCAAAAAGCTTGAAGAGGCGCTTCTTGCCCGATCATATTCGGTTTTATCTGCTTTTGAGATTGCCCGCAACGCACCAGCAAAGGAGAGTACATGAAACAATACAATATTGAAGATTTAAGAGAAATAGATCCGCTTCTTCAAGGGGAAGACGGACGGATTGCGGTTCCCGAACAACTGACTAGTAGTATAACTGGCAAAACTGAAAGTGTAAGGATGAGATATTTTGTAGAAAAGGAGGCCGAGGGATGAACTTAGAACAAATGGCAAAACAAGTAAGCTTGGTTAACAGGCTGATTGAGCTGTTGAGGATGCAGGAGGAGCCTAGCCCAAGACATTTAGGGAATTTTGGGTGGAGCGACACTGACCTAGATGCAGGCACTTATTACAGACATATTGTTATCACAAAAAGCTGTATTTCATTTGAAAGCTTTGATCCAAGCAGTCATCAAGAATACACTTTTCAAGAAGCATGGAACCACCAGCTCACCCAAAAAGCATGGTCAGATGAGCTTGTGAGGGTTGCGAGGGAGTACCTTAAAACTTTTACTAATTCTGAAAACTATCGCATTGAAGAGCATTTTGTCGTTAATGTTTACGGCTCAAAAACAATTCCAGATTTAGTTTATGAAATATGCAAAGGCGTTAGCATGGACACACTGTCGTCAAAACTAGAAGCCATCCTGAATAAATACGGAAGGAGTTTGATTGAATGAAAACAGGCGATCAAATTTGGATTTTAGGTAGAAACAATAAAATCACCACTTCAACCATTAGCAACTATATAAACTCCAGGCGGCAAGAAAAGTTTTGCCTTGAGGCTATGCAAGTGATAGGAAGTTATGGGCAAGACGGAACCGTATTTCTTTCAGAAGAGACTCTCAATGAACACATACAAAAAGAAAAGCTTGAAAGAGAAATTAGAGAATATTTCTATAATTCTTATAAATTTAGAGCTGAAGACTACTCACTAGAAGCGCTTGTGCAAATAAAAACACTTTTAGAATTAAAGGAATCCCCTTTTCGAAATAAAAACCCCCTCTAGAAATACAAAAAACTAGAGGGGAAAGTCATGTCAAAGGGCAGGAGTTGAACCTAAGGTCTAGCTCATCTCTTAAATGAATTAGACCTAGTTGAACAAAAGTAAAAAACTATATTTATATTACCCCATACTCAGCCATTCTTTAGCTTTTTCGAGAGTATTAAAAGCACAAATCAGCGCTTCTTTTTTATCTTTAAACCCAGCGTTGGAATAGGTAATATAAAAATCAAGAGCATCATTCATTTGTTTGAATTCAGGCTGCGGCTTAACAAATGCAATTCGCATTAGCCCTTTAGTTGGATTAATTTTTTTATTCACATTTTCATAAAGCCAGATCACATTATTACAATCAGTACCCCAGCAACCACTCAAATCATTTAGCCAGTGTAATAATTCAGGCGTACCGTCATAGTATGCTAGCCCCGCCTTGAATCCGCCTTTCCAGTTCTCTTCGCTGGGCAATTGAAAATACTGATGATAAATGTAATTATCGATGCGGCTTAGCTTAATTGTTTCGCTATCGTAAATCATTGTTTTTGTACATGCCCAGACGCAATAAGTGCTGCATCGATCCTGCCGTCAATATTTCGCAAACTCGCTTCTATTTGTGAGACTACTTTGAAAGTTTCATCGATACGGCCATTTCTTTCTAGCATTTGCTCTAGTAAGTCCGTTCTGTGATTGTCTTTCTCGATTTGCCTATTGATGCAATCCCTCAAATTATCCAAGCAATCAGGAATTCTTTTAACTGCATCAATCAAAATACTTTGAAGCACTTCCTGATCGCTTTTGCGTATGCTTAATTCACTATCTAACTGTTTTTTATTCTTTTCAATAAAACTATCTAATAACGGCTTCAATGCCTCTTTGCCGACTAGCCAAGCAACTAAGCCAAGCACTCCATAACTTTCAATATTTGGAGGTAATGCTTCCATTACTTATTTCTTCTTGCACTCCTTCAATTGGCGACCTAGCTCCTTGTTTTCATCAAGTAATATAAACAGTTGCTTGTTTAGACTGGTAGTTTGCAAGCTCATTGAATCAACAACATGCTTACACAATTCGTTGTTTGACAAAATCAAATTGTTTCTGATTAGGTCTTTGCGGCCTAATAGGACGGGCTTAAAGTCTTCAGGCTTCAATTCTTCAGATAATGCGCATACAAAACACCCCAAAACAAACAAAAAGAAAGTTATGGCAAGGCCTAGCGTTAGCTTGAGTGAGTCTTTCATTTAATCTCCTTTTAAACTACTTGCCAATCATCAGCAAGTACATCTGTTTGAGATGCAAGCCATGGAACAACATTACCTTGAGCTGTTTTCATTGCAATGTATGCACCATAAGGAACAGTTTCACCAAAATGCTCTTTTGCTATTTCGGTTTGTGCTGGGTATGATGCAGCGGGAACGTAATATATAAACATTCCTTTGCCATTCCAGCCAGAGCGGGCAACTTTTGAGCCTGCTTTTAATTCTTCTAAAGCAGTTCCAAAGCCAAATTCTACAATGTTGATTTCATCTGGATTCATTTAATTAGCCTCAATTCTTCTGTATTTAATTACTATACGCCATCAACTGGCTTTTTTTTAATCTCATAATTGTCTAGTATGTATGCGGCTATTTCGCGAGAGCACATATTGTCTATGTCTAATTCGTTAAGCTCCTTAGCCAATTCCTCCACTGGGTCAGGCGCTAAGAACTTTTGTTTTAGCCTTTCTAACACGCCTCTTTGACTTACCATGACACTCATTTCACCAATATAGCTAATCACTTCGTCAAGCGTCTTTTCCCGCTCGTCTTTGCGTATGTCTATTAGTCCGTTGCCCCCTGCTTCCTTGAACCAAGCCGCTCTTGGTGTTTCTGGTATCGCTATATTCATATTATTTTTGCCCTTCTTGGATCTAGTCCGAGCTCTTCAGTAGTTAGCATAATTCCTGAATCGTAATCAGTAGTATAACCACCATTGTCATATCTTACAAAAGCGGTATCAGGATAATTCTTCGCAATGTAAAACAAAAGTTCTAAATCAGACACTTCAACATCTTTAGTTTCTAATTCTTTTATTACTGCCTCTGCCCTCTCTTTGAGGTTTGGCGCTGTCATTATTATTTTGTTCATTTAATCAGCTCCTTAATTTGTTCGAAATATAGTTTTCCTGTGGCAAAACAAAACACCTTCCAACCAAGCATCTGGGCATGATTCCATTTTTCATAATCGTTATGGATATTTGTGTAGCTGCGAAAATGATCACTGCCATTTATTTCAATTAGTATCTTTTGGTCAACAAATGCAAAGTCAGCTCTCCACTTTCTAGATGGTTCGTATCTATATTGTATTTCATAACCTGTTATATTTTCCAGTTTGCACCAGTCAACAAACTTTTGCTCAGGTGGGGTTAATTTGCTCATACCTAGCCCCCTCTATATATGATTTGTAATTGATTGTTTTCCAGTCCTTGTATTCCTTACCTTCATTGTGTTCACAAGCGGCTTCAACCCATTTTTTAATTAACCCTTTTGGAGCCTTTAATTCAAGGTCAGTGACAATATCATGACAATGAAAAACCCAGTAAGATTCAAAGCTTGCATGTTCTCCGACTTCATTCGCTATCCAGCCATCAAAAGTAAAGTCTTGTTTTTCGCAGAATGCTTTCACTAGCTCGTTACAAGCCCCGTAATAATTACCTAATGCTTTTTTGCTCATACTCCAAACACCCTTTTAAACTCTTCTCTGGTCACTGTGTAGGTCTTTCTTCCCACTTGTATTATTTGGGGAATTACACCCGCTTGTTTCATCCTGAGCTGAATTGTTTTAGCTGTTCTTTTTACAATCGTTAGCATTTCGTTCATGGATATGCGATCTGGGTATTTGTTCGCTAGCTCTGTCATGTTGCAATGTTTTGCTGAAGAATACATTCTCCCTTTCTGAACGGTTGTTGAATACTTCCTCTCTCGTATCTTTCTGGCTAATATCTTTCTGTCTTTTTCTAGTATCTCCTCTTCGCTTAGGTGAGGACAAGCCGCTTTAACAACTTCTAGTAAAATCGCTGTCATTTCTAGTATTTATTCCTGTTTGCTTGGTTATCCAACTAGTATACTTGCCTACTTGTTCACCTTGTGGTTTTTGCTTTTTTAATTCTTTTTTTTCTTGGATTTTCAGGAATGCGTCAACGGCTTTCTTGATCCCGTGATCAGGTCTAGCGGCTGATAATAAGTTGAGTGTTTCCCAGTTAATCACTTTTTTTGCTTCCCTTTCAAAAAGAATAACTTGCTAACTTCAGATTCTGGTATATGGTAGGTATGCAAAGACCGTCCACCATGCGGAATCCTTACTATTCCGTCTAAATAATTTGGATGGTTGACCAACAGTTTCCTTATTCTGATTGCTGATACGCCATACTGAGCTTCAACCTGACGGGGGGTTAAGCAGCCTGGTATATGTCTAGTTCTTAAGGCTTTCATTGTCTCCACCTAGTCCTAAACGTAATAAGCCCTTCTGGTGTATCGTCTAGGTGCTTACACAATACCCGCCAAAGAGCATTATCTATCACCACTACACAACCAGCAGATCCCTTAATTCCGTTTTCGTCATGCAGCCCTATTTCTTCACGCTTTTTAGACTTGTCTTGATTCCAGATAGTTCTATGGTCATGGGCGTAGGTACTAAGCGGGTAAAAGCGGCCTATTTCTTTTTCGGTAGCGTCTAAGTCGTTTGGCTGCTGTATATATCCTTTTTTGTTCCAAAGCCAAAAATCACCAATTGGAATCCCTGATATTCCTCTAAGCCATTCACTGTTTTCTAGCTGATTAGCTGCACCAGTACGGATTTTAATATCCCCAATGTTTATCCCATTATGGGTATAAGAAAGCGTACCAGTGCCGCCCTTTCTGTCTCGAATTACTCTTATTTCTGAAACCATCCCCCCGCCTCCATTTCTGCTTCTGTTTTTATATTACTCGCTAAGCTTGCAGGTATATGTTCAATCGGCTTAATGCTCTGACTATTTGCGATCAAGTTTTCTAACTCAGTTGCTTCACTGGCTGTAATTGTAGCTTTAATTGTGTCTACCAATAAAATAGGATTTGCTTCTGGTGAGATTGGCAGTAAATCGTTTTCTGGGAATACTAATGCCACTTCGTTATTTTCGGGATGTTCAATCCAACCGCAATAATATTGAGTTGTTTCATTAAAAGCGGGAACGCTCATCCCATAGATAAAACGGCTAATTGCTTGAGCGTATGCGGTTGATGGTGTTTTTAAAATTAAATATTTCATGATTTTCCTTATGCAACGGTGATGCCGTAATAATCACCCATGTTACGCTCAAGGGTTTGGCGGTCGGCGGTGGATAGGACGGAGGGGAACGAAATCAATTCTTGCACGATACCCGCTCTCATTGCATCAGGTATGATATAACGTCCAATCGTAAATTCGCTTGCACCTGTCCACGTCCCGCCTCTTGATGCCGAAAGAGCCTCGCTGCCATTGACCCGAACGGTATTGGTAGTTACCCCCCCAGAAGCTGCAAAAGAGACATTAAAAACACTGCGGTTTTGAAAATTCACAGCAGGATTGTCTGTGGTCGCATAATGCACATTCCAATAGGCTCTGTAAGTAGTCGTGCTTCCACCCGTGCCAACTCCAAGTCTTATCTCGGGATTATAGGTTCCATTCGATATATTTATAAAGCCAGCGGCCCCGAACACCGAATTAGTCGTTTGAAAAACTCCGATTAAAGAAGAATTTTGAGTCGGCGCACCAGAAGTGGGTAAGTTGAGGAACTGGGTCAGACCATCAAAACTGATTGCAGGCTTTCCATTAACAGCCTCCAACACGCCACTATTTACAATGCGCGGCTGATTAGCTGCCGTCGTCTGCGTGGCGTTGCGATTATTGCCGCTTTGATCATACCAAGTGGTAACAAAGCCGCTGCCAGAACCGACAAAAGTAAGAAGGGCGGCGGTGTCCAGATCACCAATGGTGGTAAAACCAATATCAGCCTCAGCATTATCACTCGAACGTCTAACCCTGATAGCATTGCCAGTGTATGCATTTCTTGGTTTCCGCAATGAGTAAGCAGCTAAGCGGTCTAGAATGGAGCTGCTAGCAGCTGACCCAAAACTTGGTGATAATGCTAAACCCGAAGCAGTTCCCACTATTAATACCCCGCAAGTATGTTTGTTGCTGTTGTACCCGTTGCATTTACTCTAGTGAAAGCTATTGGATGCCAAATTCCTGCTGCTAAATTGGTGTAAGTATCAATATTACCTAGCAAGTTTATTACAACAACATTTCCAGTCACTCCAACATATAGCCCCCTTGCTGGTCTGGTTAAATCAACTGTATTTGATGGTGTTACATCTACTGCGTTCTTGATTGGTTGTATCGATAAATCAAAGCCCATTTATTTTTTTTCTCCTATTTAAATTAATATACAGCCTTAAACGAATCTGACTGTACTCGACCATTGCTGAATTAATCCAATTACTGCATCCACAATATTTTTCTTTCCGTTCTGGTTATTGAGAGCCTGTGAATCAATCAAACTTTTTACAAAATCATCAAATTCAACTTGTGTAAAATCACCTTCTTCTACTTCCAGGTAACCCCAAATGTTGCCCGTGAGAGTATCTGAAAATTTCCACTTCGTGAATATGTTTTCAAATCTATTTAGCTTGATACATTTACCGCTTGGTTTAAGCCCTTCTTGATTGCTTTGTGCTCTTACTGATTTTATCAAGTAATTGAGTAGGTCTTTCCCTTTTGCAATTGGCTTTTTAAATGCTTCGCTTTCAGCTTTTTTCTCAATACTAAAAAGTAGTTTTCCGTTTTTCTTAACAATCCCACCGATCTTATCTTGTGAAAGCCCTGTTTCTTCCTTGAATTGTTCCCAGTTTTCACCTACCCAAAGAATGTCTTCAGAGATTTCACTTTGATAAAAATCTGCTGATTGAGAGCCGTCTTGTCTGTTAAATATATATAGTTTCATTTTTGTTTACCTTATTAGTGCAAAATTGACATATGAAGAATCAGCTAGTCCGCCTGTACCGTTTGCGGTAGGGTTGCCATTAATACGAGTGTAATTTGCGTTAAGGGTTGTGCCCGAGATACAAAGAACGGTAATTAAACTCCCGTTTGTGCCTACCGACCCTGATACTATTGGCAAACCGTTAACATCGGGCATAGCATAAGTATAATTAACGGCATAATCACCATTTGCGACAAAAGTTACATTCCTCACGCCTCCACTAGCCCGAATAGCCCGCCTGTTAAGAGTTATACTGCCGCTTGTAGTTAATGATGTACCGGCTGTATAAGTAAAACTATCTACTCCAGTTACACTTGCAACAGTATAAGTTCCTGAAACGGCTGTTCCCGAGCCGATAGTAGTTTGTATTAAATCTCCAAACTTGTGATTGTGAGCGGTTGCATTGACTGTTACCGTAAATGCGGATTGCGAATAAGTTCCAAACAAATTAGCGGCTGTAGTGCCGTCAAAATTAGCCCAGGTTCGAGTATTAAAAGCCTGCAAACTAGAACCTGATCTCTCATCATTAATTGCTTCAAACTGAGTGCAAGTTTTAACATTTGTTGGAGCGGTTGCCCAGATACCGGGGGATGATTGAGGCGCTACTAATTTACCTACATAAGTTACAGCAACGCTAGCTCTTGCAGTTGTTGAATACAGTAATTCTCTATTAGTTCCTCCGCTAATTGCGGTAGTTGATTGTGCAATGGTTGTATCAATAAAGCCATTTAGACTTAAAGCTAATTCAATCGTGCCAGCGTTGTTTAAAGCGTAAAGGTGGATAGGTGAAGTATCGCTGAAACTACTTCCAATCGTTATTCCTGAGGGGATGGTGATCGAAGCGGAGCTATTATATAAAGTTGTTATTGCTCCATTTGTTAAAGTTGCATTTCTAAATTCAAGGCTTCCACGTGCAGCGGTAACAGTTAAAGCATTAGCAGCAACTGAAGCAGTAAGTACAGGCGGTTGTCTATCAAATCCACCTAAAAAAGTTTGAGGCTGTCTCCAATAGTTAGGAGTACTTTCAAAGAATCTTTCAAGGGCATAAGTAATTGATACAACACCAGAACCATTAATTGAATACAAGCCTAGCAAAGAGTAGTTTACAGCTGGAGCTATTAAGCGGCTTGTAATTGCATAATCTTTGACGCTTGCACCGTCCCAAATAATCCACAAATAACCCACAAAATTGTTAGCCATTTCAACTGGGCTGCTTGTGGTGTTAAATGTCTTTGCTGGCCATCCTGTCACTTCTAGTTCAGTTGTATTATTCCAGGCAATAACAGCATTAGACAATATTGCAATTGTGTTTGCACCTACGCTTAATTGAGCTACATCAAAGCTTCTAATGTAATTTGTTCTTTGGATTGCGTCAATTACAAGCGAATTCCCATTAACTACCGTATTTGAGGCATTAATGGCATTTGCAACTGCTAACCTAAAAGCTAATTCATTTGCTGATTGAACAGGATTTGCAGGGGCGATCCCTGTATTGTCTGGCGATACACTCGATAAAGTCATCGGATATTCCTCGTATTAGTTCCTAGCGTTAAATAACCTGCCATGCCAGAAAGTAACGCGGTATTTGGCAATTCACCAACCAGTGAATTCCATTCCAGACTTAACCTAACATATTTACCTTCATTAGAAGGAGTTAGATTTAAGTTTACCTTACTAACTCCAGCCCAGCCCCCTAATGTATCCCATAATAATGAACTTGAATCATCCCATCGTCCGACTATTGCATTAGTGCCTATGTTGGTATAAACATCTTGAACATTTGCGATTTCGCTTTGATTGAAGAAAACAGACAAATCAGCAATAATGCCGCCTACCCCTTGCCATTGAAAATACAGCTCATTAAATGATTTGAGAATGTCTAAGCCTCCAAAATACATATCACCAGTTTCAACCTTTGACCGAATTGGAACGGCTGTACTTGAAGCCGCAGGATTTCTTTCATATTCATTGCTTCCAAACAGTTCAAATACTTTCCCAAAATAAGAGCCTAGGATGATTCTTTTCCCACATACTACCCCACAAGAGAATCCCCATCCTTTGCCATATCTTGTTGACCAAAAGTTTCTAATTTGTTCATCTTTTGTTGTAAGGTCATATTGCATTTGAATTGAATAATTCATTGGGGTTTCACCATAGGAGTATCCCTGATAGGTTCCATTTGCATTCAGTTCAGGCATAAACGTCATTATTATGTTTCTGTCTTGGCAATGCAAGATAAATGACTTACTAAAAGCTGCGTTTTGCGAGGATTTTCTAATTAATGGATTCACTCTCTGAGAAAATTGAGTTGCAAATGCTTCTGAGTTACCGCTAGAGGTAGCAGTGGTGAAAGAGCCAACTCCATACTCATTTAGAGCATAGATTTCATTATTAAAAGCGAATGTTCCAAACATTGAAGAACATCCAATATTATTAGCGGACAAACTGAAATCAGCCACTACCACACCGCCCACTAGTTGAGGGGTGCTGCTTGTGTATGACTTGTTATTGTTCTTGAAAACATACCAAGTTTCAGAGGTGCTATTGCTTTGTTTAAGCACTCCAAATGCTGTGATATATCCACCATCTGAAGGGAATATATTTTGAAAGAAAGCATCAATATTGCTTGGAATCCCTGGAACCGTAAAATCGCTTCCATCTCCTTCTTTTGAGGCTAAAACAAAATTTCTGAATTCGCTTGTTTCAGGGAATCCATAAAGGACCCTTCCTCTAACCCCTTCATTCTCGCTGGGCATGATTGAAGGCTTAGGAAAACCTAAACCTAGGATTGGACTATTAAACTGGGTTTCTTCGACCAAGCTTGTACCGTTGTAGTATCTAGGATTGTTCACCCCGTCACAGATATAAACTCTGCGCTCTTGACTCACTCCCCCTAGATTATATTGAAAGCCGATTTGAGCTGTTGCACTAAATACACCACTTGCAAGAAGAGTTTCATTTCCTCCGCCTGAGCCCATTTTGTAAACATTGCCGCCCTTAATAATTAAAAATTCGGTGGGTTCTGTTTTGGTGGGGAATGGAATGACCGCTCTGGTGATACCTGTGCTTAATAGCGTTCCTGTTAATTCTCTAACACCAATCCCTTCTAAGTCCTCAGTTAGATTGCCGATTCCATCAACTGTGGCAATTACATTATTAGCAGTGTTTAATTGGCTTGTGGTTTCAGTGTTTAAAGATTTTCTGCTTACCGCTGCATTAATGCCTTCACCAGTCACTAAAGAGGTTAGCGACATTGGCAAGGGTTGGACATTGAAAGATAATCGTGTTCTCATGTTTTTAGTTTACTGTCAACCTTGCTAGTACTTCTCTATATTTCGTGCGATCCTTCGATTTGCTGCTTGCTGATTGTATTAGTTTTTTTGCTTTCAACCTGTCTTCAGGCTTCATAAGTGAATACACTCTAATCAACTCTTTGGCGGTTCTTGCTTGTACATATTCTTCTGTTAAAGGGTTTGAATATTCTCCCTTTTGCTTCTCTTGTCTTGCTTTCTTTTTATAGGCCGATTCAAGCACATCATCCATGATTTCGTTTCTGGAATAATGCACATTTGGTATTTGATAGCGATCTTCTTCTAAAACATTTAATAGCCCTTCGATTCTTGTTTTGGCTTTTGGGTTTGGCTCCTTGAGTTTGTATTTTTTTCCTACCTTAATAATTTCCTGTCCGCTTACTGACTCTGCCAATTCATCTTTGAGTTTGCTAGCTCTTTTAATATTCTTGGCTCCTAGGGTTGTTCCTAGTGCGTCTTGCCACTCAGGGGACTTAAAGTATTCTTCAAGCTTGTCGTTTTCCCTTGTCCAAACCTTAAGCGGCTCCCCTGTTTTCACCTTGCTCAATACATCGGCTAATGTTCCTAGCCCTGAAATATACGGTGTAGCCTTTGCAATTGTTACAGCTCCATCAAGAGTATTACCGTTTGATATTTGCTTTAAGCCCTTCTCCAAGCTTCTTGGAAACCTTTTAGCAACTTCAACTAAAAACAATTTGCCCTCATCGTCTTGTTTGAAAGCGGTTTCAATTGTTTTAACTAAGCTTTCTTCATCTCTGAAATTAAGCGTTCCCAGTCTCAATTTGTCCCCAATTTGGAGTTTTAGCAGCTTGTTTGCAAAGTTTAATTGATCGATAGTGTCTATAATTTTCTCTCTTTGTTCTGGCTCAAATTGATTTAAGGCAGTTTTCAGCAAAAAGCCAATCGGGCCAGTACCTGTCAAGAATCCAGTTCCCCCGATTAAAGTTCCGTAACCCAGATAACCAATAATAGAGCTGTAATCTTTGTTTCTAATTGCTCTATTAAGCATTCCTTGGAATCTCATGTTTTCGCTTTGTAGAGAAAGAAACCCCTTTAAGGCAGTTGATGATTGAATATTCATTTTGTCTAAATATCCTTCTCCAACTCCAAAAGCCATTTGAGAAATCTTGTTCCACCTCATGGCAAATTCAGCTCCTTCAGGAGTCATTACATCAAAGTTTTTAACAATATCTATTTTCTCTTTGGTCTGTTTAAACCAATCAGCCTCAAACTTTTTAGCCTGAGCAAATAGTGTTACATCCTGAGCATATTCAGTACCAAATTTGAAAAAGTCCACATTGCCAATTTTGAAACCGCTTGTGTCATCTAAATAAGTTCCAGTTTTACCAGCTTCAAAAGCTTTAAACAATTTAGAGTTTCTATCAGTGACTGCCCTTAAATAACCCTCAACAATCCTTGCGGGATTCCCATTTTGCAGCAAGCTGTTTTTTAGAATTGGATCGGTGAGAGTGAGCAAAGTGCTCGATACTCTATTAAATAATGCAACTTTCAGAGCAAGCTTGTTTGCACCATCAATAAAAGGATTATTGGCAATTTCTGGAGATTCCATCGCAAGCAAAGCTTTTAGATTATTAAAGTCTCTGCCAGTAAACTCTTTTTGATAATTTTTGATTAAGTCTTGTTTTTGTTTTTTTACCTTATTTAAACTTCTGATTATTTCCAGCAAGTCAACATCTGCTACCCCTTCAATATCTCCATCTTTTAGCATTCTGGTTATTTCGCTAGTGGAGAACTCATTGAATATTTCCCTGATTTTACTTACATCTTCTTTGGTAAACAAAGTGTTTATAGCAGTTCTAGCTAATGCCAGCTTGCCGTTTAGAGCTTCATACTGTCCGATAAATTCTTTGACTCTTGGATTCTTACTAAGCTGGAATTGTTCTCTAATAAATCTTTGAGTGCCAATCATGGAATCTGCTAAATCCCCAGCCTGTTGAGTAAATGCACTTAGCTTTTTATTATTACCTGCAAATTTGGGCAGTATTTCAGACCATCCACGCTTTAAGCCAATTGAACCAATCACCCCATCCACAAAGAAGCTAGGATTATTCATGAAGCTAACTAGTTCACCTATTCCCTTCGCTCCTAAAATGCCAGCAAATGGATTGAAACCAAAAGTTAATTCTCTTTTCCTAAAGTTCTCTTTTATTAACTCTTGACCCGCTTCAGTGCCTTCTGGTAACTTGTTTTTACTTTTCCCTTTGGCAACGTCTAATATTTGGCTTAACAACTTGTCGGAATTAAAAATTCCTTCGTTTAATTTACTGCGCAATTCTTTGTTCCTCTCCTCTAATAGGCTTGCAGGATTATCTTCCACCTCTTTGATTTTCTTTTGAATGCCTTCAAATTTCTCGGCTCTTGCCTGTTCTTCTGGTGTTAATTCTTCTTTTAGCTGTCTAGTCTCACCACCTTTTTTACGTTGGAAAATAGCAGTTCTATCAGTGTCAGAAACTAAGTCTCTTAATCTATCAGCCGTCAAAATATCATTGCTTATTTTGTTTCTTAGCACCTTACTTTCAGCAAGCGAAATCTTGTATTGCAAATCATTCCTTAAGAATTCAAGCCCTAATTTCTGCTTGTCTTTGGTTGTGTAATCAAAATCAATTCTTGTGTCAAGATTCTCAGTTTGAATGCTGAGTACGTCTTCAGATTCACTTGTTCCTTTGCTTGTAAATAAATCTGGATTCTTTTCTTTAAATTCAGCCTGTTTTTTTTGTAATTTATCTAATAATTCTTTTTCTTCTTCGGAATATACTTTTAGATTCTTTCCGTATATCGTAATGGTTACTTCTTTTCCTGCTAGTGGAGAAAGCACCCCTTCTTCACCTTTAGGGACTTGAACTTCAAGGGTTTCACCCTCGGCCATTACTTTTTTAAGCCGATCCTTGACTTTTTCAGCTCTTGTTTCAGATATTTTTAAGGTTGCTTCTACTCTTGCCGCTTCGTCAATAATCTTTGAGTCTTCCTCTTTTAGCTTGAGGGATTCTTTAGCTCTTGGAATGTACCCGCTCTCTTCTGGTCTTATAGATAGATTCCTTCTAACATCTTGGAATTCTTGACCTGTTAAACCCTCTTTTGTTTGAGCGAATGAACGTGGATCAGCGGCGATCATGTCGTCTTCGGCTTGATTGCGTGGTGTTTGAACTGGGGAGGGTTGTTTACTGGTTAGATTATATTTTGCTTCTAGTTCTTGAAGGTCTGCACTGTGCTTTGCTATTTGTGCAGTGTAATCATCAACTGTTCTCTGATACCCTTTTTTTAATTTGCCACTATTTAGGCGTGACATTTTCCCCAAATTTTCAATAAAGTCTATTCCGCTCTTTGCGTTTTTGATTTTTGACTCTAAATTTTTCTTGTCGAATTCATAGTCTCTTTTTAGTATTCCTTCTCTTGTTAGTTTTTTGTCAGGGTCAATTATTTTGCCGTCAAGAATCGCCTGTTCATACTGTTTGTGAGCTTCTTTGTTTTGCGATTGCATTTTAGAAAAAGCATCGTTTTGTTCCTTTATAGACCGATTTGATTGTCTTTTGCCTTCAAGTCCTCTCCCCCCTAGTAATTGAGCCTGAAAAGCTGTGTCGTAATCGCTAGGAAATCCATTTTCTGTAGCAAATTGCGTAAAGTTTTTCTCTTTAATTTGACTTGTCTCAGTCGCTTTGCCTGTTTCCGTTTCAACTGGTGAGGGTTGTTTACCAGTCGGCTGACCCCCCGCTTTACCTGTTTGCGCATCGGGAATTATGGGATTCTGTGTTTTTGGAGCATCGGGAATTATTGGCTTTTTAGGTATAGTCTCCTTTAGCTTAATATTACTTGTCTTTGTCTTTTCATCTTCAACTTGTTGGGCAACGGAATTACGTGTTTGTTCTATTAAGTTTCTCAATTCAGCATCGTCAACACCTAAGCGATTTTTCAGAGCCTCTCTAATTCGAGCTCTTTCTTCCAGCTGGCTTTTTGTTTTTTCTCCTTGCCCGCCTAACGCCCTACTTGAGAATTTTGGTTTACGTCCTAATTCATATAAAGCTCTCTGCTCTTTGCTCGCAAAAGTCAAAGTAACAGAATCACCATTTCCAATGGTTCTGTTTTGCGTGAGCGATTTGTAGCGCAGCAATTCATCCAACACGTCCGCTTTACCTGTGCTATCTTGCTTTAATGGAATTTGGTTATCGAACAATGAGCCTGTGGGGGTACTGGGAGGCTGCTGAGGCGTGTTTGAAGAATTCACAAACTCCGAATCGGCCGACTTATTGGGTTGAAAAGGAGCCGATCTTTGAGAATTAAGAATTTCATCTAATTGTTTTCTAGCTTCAGCCGTGTTTGATGTTTGATCTATCTTTAATTTCTCAGCTAGTAAAATCCTTTTTTGTTCGTTTGCATCGTAAATCTGCTTTTGCAGTACCTGAATTTGTGCTTCCTTGTCTGGTAAATCTGACTTTTGAAGCTCTTGAATCTTTTGCTTACTTAAACTAATGAATTGATTGTATTGACTAATACCAGCTTTCTTTTCTGTTTTGGGTTTTTCTCCTAGCAGTTCCCTGATTGAACTTGTTCTGGTTGCAGCATTTGCCTCAGTCTTAGGCATTTCAGGGAGTTTGATTTGTCCTTTTAAGGCTTTACCAGCTAAATCACCCGCTCCACGTAATGCACCAGCACTTACAAAATCACCAGCTGCATTAATGGCTAATTGACTTGGCAACTGTGATAATGCTTGTTCTTTGGTCAATGCTCCTGAGTCAACTTGTGAAAGCAAATCGCTTCCAGTTTGTAATGCGCTTAATCCTGCGTCTTGGACTCCCTCTTTTATGGCTGCGCCTGCAATTTTTTTGACAACTGAAGGGGCTCCAGCTTTTGCAAGTGTTTTAATTGTTGAAGCAGCGGCGTTCCTTGCTAATGCACCCTCAGGGGCAATCATGAAGGGAATAGATTCACCTGTAAGTCCAGTGCCACCAGCAACAATAGGGTTTTGATTTTGCAACATTTGGACTTGAGGACTTTCTTGAACATCCTGATTTACCCCTTGAAGATAATCACCAGCATATTTTAATAGCCCTGGCTTTTCTGGTTGATAGCCTACTTGTTTCATTAAGTTTTCAGGAGCTGAAAGAATTTGCCCAGCGGTTCTAACCAATGGAGCTCCACCACCTTGATAAATTGCGGCTGCTTTGGCTGCTATTGGCAATGCTTGTGCTTGAATTGAAGGCTGTCCACCTATCGCCCTAGTGAGTTCATTCCCTTTAAATGATGCGCTCTCAATTGGATTCATCCCCCCTGTTTTGTCAAGGAATTGAGTAACTTTTTTTGCTTCTCCAAATACTAATTCTTTATTTTTTGATTCAATTTGCTTTCTTGCAGAATTTAAAGCGTCTTGAATTTCATTGTCATCAAATGAATTGGAATCTCTTAATTGCTTCTCAAATTGAGTTAAAGCTTCTTTCCCTTGCCTGTCTAAATCTAATCTGGCTGAATCAATGCTTTTAGCTTCTTCGCTTGCAATTCTATTAACTATTTTGTTTTTATCTGAAAGCTTGCTTGCTAGTCCTTGAGAAGCTAATTGATTTTCTTTTTGGGCTAGACCTCTAGCTTGTTGTCCTGAAACTCTGCCTGAAACGCTTTGGAATAAATCATTTGCATCTAAAACATTATTTCTATTAGGAATTATTGATTGAGCGGCCTGAATTGACTTAAGCTGATTTACATCTGCACGGTTTGACAATCCACTAATAATGTCTTGAGCCCCTGAAAGGCCACGGCTGAACAATCCCCCCATTGCATCTTCTATTCTGGGAATTCCCGCTTTTTTTACAATTGCTTGATTTGGAATATAGCCTTGAGTCATGTCCTACCTCTTTAAAACTGGACTGTAATTAAAGATGATGGCTGGTTTTTGCTTGGGTTGAGAAGATGGTGCGTTCCCTTTTGTTCTGACTGTGTTTGTTACTGTCTCCCCTTTTTCGTTCACGCTTGAAACTGAATTGCTGAAAGTTGGAGCATTTACATTTTCTCTATATGCTCTTCCACTGTCTAACGTGTTCTGGAACATCAAAGGTTGATACTGGTTTCTAATGTCCAGATTCTTGATTTGTGATTCTATTTGTTTAATCTTTAGCGGATTGATTTCTGTTTCAAGCTCAGTTAGTAATTTGTCACGCTTAAGCGTGTATTCTCTGTGCTTCTTATTAAATTCAATATCATTTGTTAGTTTTTCAAGTTCAAGCGGTTGTTTCTTTTGGTTATAGCTATTTGTTTGGTCTTTGTAATAGTCATCATTTGCGGCTTTTAATGCGGCTGCGACTCCTCCCCTTTGAGTGAGATAAACAGTTCCATTAGTCCTAAGCCAATCTTGTATATAAGCCTGTTTATCAGAACCTTCAGGCTGAGCTTGAGGATTATTCCCCATTACGTTTAACCCCTGAGCCAAAGAATTAGCCTGAATTACTTTGTTTGTTTTATCAACACTATCAGGTGACATAGCACTTGAATAATTGACTCTTGCATCTTGAGCATTTCCCGCCCCTTCTGCTAGTTGTTGCTTTCCTGAAAGTCCAAGGCTTTGAGGTGCAATATAAGTGCTTCTATTGGCAGCGGGATTATTAAACTTTTCACCAGAAGGAGCAAAGCTGAATCCTCCGCCTTCTTTGGGTATTGGTGTTAAATATTCGCCTTGTGCTGCGGGTGCTCCCCTAACTCCTAAATCCATTAAAGCACTTTTAGCAAGCCCCTGTTTAGCTGGTTGCTGGGTACTATTGCCCATCATTTGCTCTAAGATTTTTGCGTTTCTGTCGTAAAGCCTGTTTTCTTTGTTTTCTGCTAAATCCGAATTGAATTGGGCTAATTGTTTTTGTCTTTCAAATTCGGCCTCTTGTTGCAATTGAAGTAATTGTCTTCTTTGCCTTGGGCCAAACATATTCTCGCCAAGTTGAGAACCAATTTGAAGCCCTTGAAGAATTCCTTGTGACATTATCTTCCACCCCCCGTATATGCTCCAATGGCGCTTGAACCAAGTCCACCAAGTACACCCACCGCTGTTTGCCATGGTGCGGGCTGCATACGGGCTTGCATTCTCAATTGAGCATTTGTGTTAGCTGCATTGGAATATGTTTGCCCCATATTGTTATAAGTGCTAGCTCCACCAGCTCCGAGTCCAGCCACATTCTGATTAACCATTCCAGGATTTGCGCTACCTGCAAGTACTGCATAAGGCTGATAGAACATGTTGTATCTATCTTGATTTCTTTGAACCACTCTTTGACGAGCGGCTTCTCTCATGTTCTGAGCATCATAAGACAATGACTTACCGAATTGCCCAGCATAATAGCCACCTTTAGAACTAGCACGCCCAGCGGGCCCTAAATCACCTTGTAGATTGTTTATTTGAGATTTTATAAAGTCATTTACTTGAACATCTGTATTTTGCTGTTCAGCATTTACATCATTGTCAAAATTGTTTGCACTGTCAAGATAATCGCTTAATCCCTTTTGTATTCTAGGGTCAGCATTTACACTAGTCTTGATTTGCTTAGTAGTAGGATCAAAGCTGCTAAAGGTTGAACCAAAACCGCCTGAATCATAATTTTGACTAGTTGGTGTGTATTTCTCTTGATACGCTAAAGCCTCTCTCTGGGCGTTTATTGCTTGGCTTGGATCTACTTGTGGTGCTTTTTTCTTACTACCCATTATCTCAATCCTCGTTGGAAAAAGCCTGTATTGTTAATGCTCATTTTAATTTGAATCTATACTGGGAATATCTTGTTATCTTGCCGTTATAAACACTACTATCAAGCTGTTTAATCGAGCGAAAACCTTTGTTTGTGGAGCCTATAAGCTCAAGTAGCTTCTTGCTTTTCTCATCTGCTGCAATTGCAAATAGATATTTATAGCCTTCTGCGCCTAGGTCTGAAAATAATTGGTCTTTGACTTTAAGCCATTTACGGACTTTAGCAACGCTATTTATTCCATTTTCAACAAAAGGGAAATCTGCGCTTAAACTAAATCCTTTTTCTCTTTCGGTTATTAATAAGGCTGAAACTATCTCACTCCCATCTAGCATAAAGTGAATAGCTTTGTTGTATTCCCTGATCCATTCGTTCAAAATACTTCTTGGATGCCTAACCACAATCTCATATTGCTCTTCTACTGGTAATTCCTCCCAGTTTTTCAAACACATATTTCGAATAACTTTAGCTTCGGTTGCGTTTTGTGGCTTAGGAACCTTCATTTTGATTGCGGCTTGTTCAAAAAATCTGCCATCATCAAGGGTCCTAAAATATAGCTTACCAATGTTTATCAGGTTTTGACGTGATAGCCTAGGTATATCTTTTTCAGGGACAAATAAACCAACTGTTAAAACCTTTTTTGGCCTTAATTCAATTGGAATTACGTTACTTATTTCAAGTTCGCCTATCGCCATACTACAAAATCCCTCTGGTTTAATCCGTCTTGTGCTGGGAAATAAGCCTCCCCTTGCAATTCTTGTGAATTGCCTTGACCGATATACTTCATCTTGCTGTTATGGCTATATTGCTCTGTATATCCATCAATCAAACCAAATGACATAAGCATCATTTCATACAGCTTATCTTCTAACCATAAATCGCCCTCTTGAACACATTTAGTGGCTAAATTTGCAGTTAAAGTTTCAGCTCTAACATTTTGGAAACCTTCAATTGTGTATACAGCATCAGGAATTCCAACAAATGCCAGCTTCTTGATTTGTTGATTAGTTGTTGACTTAATCCACCATTGATAAGGCCTGCCAGATGGAATCAAATCAGCATCAGGATAACGATTAAGCACATCAGCTTCAGAAACATAATTGACTATCCAAGGTGCGCTATTAGCTATGTTAATAACCCTTAAGTCCATTTCAACAATTTGATTAGGATCAAAAGTCAAAGAATATTCATTTACTCCGATTGCAGTAGTTACAGTAAATAACTGTCTGAAATCTTCCTTTTTCATCAAAGCTAGTTCTTTGTACAGCCTTGCGAATTCTGTTTTTAGAGTGGTGATATCTTTGTCAACATTTCCAATTGCATCAAATTGAGAAGCAGTAAGAGGGCTTTTGCCTAGCCCCCCTCTACCTCTTGCACTATTAATAATTGATAGTACGGTTGAAACCATGATTAGTTAGGATCTAAAGCTAAAGATGCAAGTAAACGAAGAGAACCAGCTACAGTACCACCGACACCAGCTTGAACCACTGTGGCAACAATCACATCATTTTTAATGACACGAATCTTGCCTGATCCAACTGCACCAATACCAGCATCATTAAGCTTGTCACCTGGTGCTGAAGCTTGACCATTACGGTAAGAAACCGCAGTGTTAACAACACCCCAATTGGAGTCTGTAACAATGGCAGTATCGGAAGTGATTGTAATTACAACCCTTTGAACTCCATTAATTAGGATGATGTCTCCTACGATGAAATCTCTCGTAAAGGAAGTTCCAACGCCTGTAACGTTAGGAGAGGCAGAAGCCGTGGTTACAGTACCTGGATACTTAATCAAACCTCCAAATGCTGGGCGGAATTGGAACGAAACACCAATTCCGGAAGATGCTTGAATCCCTTCAGCGGGCAAAACACCAGCCAAATTAGCGTAGTTATTGGTATTACTTCCGGGGGTAACCGTAATTCCCACACCTGGATTAATTGTTCCTACTGTTCTAGTTGTAGGAGCTGCCCAAGTAGTACGGGTAATACCAAGGGTTATTAATGGAGATGCGGTTAAACCTGCGTTAATTGCTGCGCCTGATACCTGAGCGAAAGTATTAAGAACGTCTAAAGTTCCACTTCTACGAACAGTAATACTGGCAGTTGATGCAGCTGTAGCATTTAGCAAGGTTGCATCAGTTGGAAACCATCCTTGTTCAGTTGACATTATTTATTTTCCTTTAATTTTGCGGGGGTGAATTCTTTTTTGAGTTCATCGTATTCAGCCTTGCTAAGTGAATCTTCAGGAATTTCAGGATAAGCACCTTCTCCTGCTAATGCCTTTATAAGAGCAAGTTTATAAGTTGAATATTCAAGTCCAACTCCATTAAAATTACTCACAAAAGCTTCACGAAAATTGACATCATCCTTGGGAATTTGCTTGCCTGTAATTTTGTCTCTGTAAAAGTTACAAACCATTGCTTTTTCTTTATAAAGCCCGATTTGTTTTTTGATTGAATCAATCAACCTTTTAGAAATAAATTCATCTATTTCAATTTGGGTGCGGGCTCCTTCTTTTTTAAAATCAAGACGATTCCCGCATAAACCGAACCAAAAAGGACGAATCACTTTTACATATTCACGGACTTCAGGAGCTAAACAATTCCAATAAGATTCAAAACCTGCATGGCTGTATACGATATATAGATTGTCTGGAGTCCTTATTAAACACTCATCAGCCCATAAACGCTTCGCCTGAGCGTCTGCTAAGCGGTATTTCTCACTATTCGGCTTATCAGAATGCTTTACTCTCTGAATTACAGCATGTGTATAATGCTCAATATCAGTAGGTTTAAGGCGAACTGTGGCAGTTGAATCGAGTGAGATCGCTTTGAGTTCTTCAGGTTGAAAGGGCTTAATGTCTAACATGTGTTTTATTTGTAAGGGTTAATTCAGCACGGATGCTGGCCTGCCGTTGAGATTTAGGTAGTTCATGTATACACCAGCTTCATCACGGCCTCTAGTGACACCGTAAAGAATGGTTGCGTAATCGGCTTCAGCACCGTCCATTAATGGGATGGTTTCGTTAGTGGCTTTGTATTGGAGGCCCATTCCTAAGAAGATTGGATCAGCTCCATTGCCTACCATTACAGCCTGATAAGGTGCTGAACCAGCTCTATTAATTGGCAAACCATCAGGACTACCACCGTAAGAAGTAGGAATTGGCTTAGCGCCGTTTACTGTTTCTTGGATATAGCCTTTAATGAAGTTATTTGCGCCTGTTTGTCCAATATGATCCCATCTTCTGATTTGGTCTTCTAGTTTGTAAGATGAGTAAACTTCAGGCGTGCACAAGTCATAGATTTGATAATTTCTGACATCCATTCCGTTATTTTGAAAAACGTTTAAGGCGTTGACAATATCGGCACTAGTTCTTGAAGTGGTTCCATCACCTAAAGAACGGCTAAAGGTGGGGAATATTGCATAAATATCTTGTTCCATTGCACGAGCCAAAGCGTTAGCATTTGCAGCTGCATTGGATTGAGCATCATAGGTAGATGTTTGAGCTTTTGCTCTTCTAGTAGTACCAACACCGACTTCTTTGAATCTGTTTACAAATAAGTCGATAAGTTCATAGGTACGAGTTTGAAGATTAACAGGGCTGTTTTCTGATCTATCTGTTGCAGTTACTGGGCGTTCTTTACGTATTGTGTAACGTTGACCTTTCATAATTGATCCTGCGCTTGCTTCAATCTTGCGGAGGACAATAGGCCTATCAGGATTTGATTTTGTGCTTGAACCTGGTGCGGTGAATTCTTTACCGAACAGGAGAGTCTCATCACCAAGAAAACTTAAAGTAGTTCCGCTCAAAAGCTGGAAAGCTACGTTAGCTTGATTTGTTGTGTTATTAAGGGGGTATGACATTTTTTGATTAAAAAGTAGTAAGGATGTTTAGAAACTACTCATCAAATCCCTTATGTGTTGCGGGTCTTTCTGGCTCCAATAGTTCACATAATTGTTTAAATAATTTTTGTGCTCTGGATTGGTACTCATTTGATAACCAGTGATTTGCGAGCCGTCCATTTTAGGAAATGATTGAGTTTGACCTGAATTTGCCCCTGGTGAATATCCCTGACTTAAATTGGCTCCAAGTGGTGGAGCATCTGCCTGCTTACTCCCGAAATGAGAACTGATTATTTTTGCTGCTTCTTCAATGTTTCCATTTCTCCAAGCTGCATCAGCTGCTTCGGCCTTATTTCTAACATTTGGATCTCTGTCAACACTCATCGCTTCATAGAGTGAAATGGCTTGTGCATAGTTTGAAAAACCATGCTGGGCGGCTTCTTTATCCATCAATTGAGTACGCAAATCTTTCACTTGTTGACTCAGTTGTTGAACTGGATCAAGCTGATTTTCCTGACTGGGTTGAAATCCTTGTTGAATCTTTTGGTAAAAATCAACGGCTGGAGCTGTTTTTTGCTCATAAGCGCTAATTTTTTCTTCAAAAGTTTTATTAAGGCGGGCTTCTATATCGGCGACTGTTTCTTGAGGAGCTTGAGTCTCTTCATTTAAGTCAAGGGGGGCGTAGTATTCACTGTCCATTCGGCTACTAAATTTTTCCTTTGTTCGACAATGTGTTTTTCAGCATTTTTTCTAAGCTGATATTCTTCAGTGAGCACAAGTTCTTCAAGTATTGTCATTCTCAAGTCAAACAGTTGTGTCATTGCAAAAAGGGATTCAGAGCGGGTAAGCTCGTTTATTGTTCCAGCTTTGCAAAGGCTGATTCTGCTATCTATGAGTCCTAATACTGTTTTTATGTGTTCGCTGCTCATGTAATCACTGTAAAGGATAATGATTGATAGAATCGAATTAATCGGCTATAGTGTAATTAAGTGCACTTAAGCGAGACAATAATGGATAAACAATTAGCTACTTTTGAAGGTACTCCTGACGAATTTAAAGAAGCCTTGGATAAGACTTCACTAAAAAAAACTGTGCCTTTTAGGAAGTATCAACAAACAATAAGCATTGATAAAGATTTAATGTCTTTTGTTAGAGAACAAGTAAGAAAAACCAAAGCACCTAGTATTAACCGCTGGGTAAATGATGTTTTAAGACGTTTATGGGCAGGAAGTGAAAGATGATAGACGCTAGAGCCGCAATTCAAGAAGAATATGACTTCATAAAAGCAGATAATGAAAAAAACGGCGTTGAAATGACTTATGAAGAAATGTCTTATATGGCTTTTTGTGTTGCGTTTATGAGAGCCGCTATTAAGGGTGATAAGGAGAAGAGATGAAATCAATATTTGTAGTTGTAAAAGCAGTACACCAACACAGCGGTTCTAGTACATGGTTAGAACAAAGAGAATTAGATGAGTTTGACACTTACGAAGAAGCGGAAGACTACATTGATTCCTTGACGGATGAGGGTGACTACCAAATCGCTAAAGTGTTTAGACAAAGCTTAGAAGATGCAATCAAAAGACAAAAAGAAAAGATTGATAGAAAAATGGAACACGCTGACAAAGTAGCAGAAAGATATGCTGCTTTACGTCAAGCCGCAATTGAAAAGGAGCCAGAATGAAACGCTTACTTATTAAGCTAAGGTTATGGGCTTGTTTGATAAGCCTAGATTTACTAATTTGTTACTTGAGTATTATGAAAAGGAGAAAAAATGAACGCTTGGATTGAACTAGCAGAAAAGGCCGAGGCCGCTAAATGTTTTTTGGCTGCCAATATTTCTGCCAATGGGGAGAATTACGAGATAGTTTCCGCACCCAGCAAAATAAGGAAAATGCATTTATGGCCTACTTGTTCGGTTAGACTTCCGCACCCATCACGCTGGGAATTAAAAACCTTAGAGCAAGTAATTGAAGTTGAAAAGCTTCACGTAGCAAAAAAAATGAACGAGATTGAGAAATTAAACAGAAAAATAGAGAGATACAAAGAGATATATCAAATGGAGTTTGAATGATGGATAGACAAGCAGTAATTGACTTACTAACAGAGAGTGTTTTAGTAGGGGAAGAATCAATAAGGCTAGCCGAATCAAGCCCTCAACCCTTGTCAGAAGAATCCACCCGCAATCTTGAGATATTAAAAGCGCATGTAATGGGAGCAAAAGCCCGCCTGCGTTTGTATGAATTAGGAGAGCTTTAGTTAATGAAATATCAAGACGCTTCAACAGCTCTAGACACTCACATCAAATCAAAAAAAAACCTTTCAGTTCTAGAAGCTAGGCAATTAATTCTTACTGAAATGAAAAAAGCTGAAGAAGAAAGAAGATATTTGAGCTACAAAGAATATGACTTTACAAAAACAACAATGAATAAAATAATCTATGTAGAAATTGGCACTAAGGGCATGGGTTACGCTCTAACTGAATCAATCCGTGCATTTGAAGCATCTCCAAGTATGCAAACACTGGAAGAAGCGGTTACTCAAACTGCAAAGAAAGCTTTTGAAGACTTCCAGAACCCAAGAGCATACAGCAATGGAACAGAATTACTTGATTGTGAATCCTTACTCAAACAAAAAGAGATTGTTGTCAAAATTATTGTAAGAGAAGGCGAACTGTAATTTATGAAATACCAAGAATTTAAAGAATATGATGAGGCTTGGAAAAAAACATTAACAGCAGCTCAAGAAAGCAACGGCTGGATTTACCTTAAAAGACCATTGTCAAAACCGACGATTTACATTGTAGACCCAAATGAAGTAGTAAAAACTGGTTTTAATGGTGCTCGAATTATTGCGGCTCATTCAGGCTGCAAAATCAAAAAGCTTGAAGAAATCAAAAATGAGTTTTCTTTAGATGTAGATGTTTGGCTAATTACTCAATCAGACTGTTTACTGATTAAACACCCCGACCAACTAACTGATCAATCATTTCATCCTGTTTAATCTTGTCTTCATTTGCCATCCCTTGCGCTTGTGCTCTGGTTGCTTCTTCCTTAGCCTCTGCGCTGTATTTCTCGGCTTGTGCTTGAGTTTTAACCGCTTCAGCTTGAGTTAATTGAGTTTGAGCCTGTTGCTGTGCTTGTTGCTCTGGATTAATAATTCCCATTTGCAGTTTTTGGATTAATTCTTTGCGTTTAGGGAATTTGTATAGTTCAAGCGTTTGCTCAGTAAGTGCCGCTAGCATCATTGTTTTAAACTCTTGCGCTTCTGCTGGTAGTGAAGCCGTTAAATTCGTTAAATCAGTGATAGCAGCCCTTATTTGTTGCTTGTCATAATCATTGTTTTCAATCTGAATCTCAATATCAGCATCAATTGATTCAATAAACTCTCTGGTTATTTCCAGACTTACTTTATTGGTTAGGTTGTTGTATTGAATTGGTACCGATTGACCATTTGGGAGCGTGATTATATTGTTTAACTGAAATACTCTTTCATATTCATTAGCCAAGTTTTGATACTCTGGGCTTTGTTCCATTCTTGCCTTTACTTCATCAGGCAGTTCTAAGCCGAATTGTTCAGGGAAAAGCTTTGTACTCATATCATGCAAGCACATCTCAAGGAATGGCTTAAGAATGCACTCTGAGAGTATATCTAAGCTGGATCTAAGTGCATCCCCTTGTTGAGCTGTAATAAATTCAACTCCCTTAGCAGTTGAAGCATTAACATCAACTGATCTCAAGTCAACCTGCGTATTTTGCATTTCGCCTGTGGTCATTGCTAGGCCTTGCTGAATCAATTGAAGGTTGTAATTAGACTTGCCTTGATTAACTCCACCGATTAAGCCACGATAATCAATATTTGCTCCAATTCCATCACCTGCATATTGGTAAGGAATCATTTTGTTAAGGGCTTTTGGATCTCTTCTAAAAGCCGCTTGCAGAATGTTTTTGTCACCACCAGCTTTGATTACAGCGTCAATAAACTCAGAGGGAATTAAGACAGGGTCAAATATGCTTGAAACTACTTCATAAGCTAAAGCTGAAAGTAAAAACCCCCGCGTTGAATGCTGATTGTAGGTTAATTGAGCCTGTGATTTGCCGTATAAATCCCACGGATTCGCCCAATTAGTGGCTGTAAGAATAGCTTTGTAAGGAAGTTGATTGAATTCAACTAATAATGGATAGCAATTTCCCCCATTTTTTGCCCAGAATACATTTACGTCTTCATAAACTTGGTCTTTTATCTTAAATTCATTCAGATAAGCGCTCCTAATGGCTATTTGTCCAACAGTTGGCCTAGTATTTGCTTTGTATTCTAATTCTTTTTCGGCTGAACTCTTTTCGTAGCTAACGCTTCTAGCTTCTAACTCACTAAGTGATTCAATCCCCCTGTAAATCACGCAATCTTCGTAAACATACTCTTTAGACGCATCAAATAAGGGATTATTTATCACTGCGTCAAACATTGCAGCTTCTTTGTAATAAACATCTCGCTCAAATGGGTTTTGTGTTGCGCAATTGATAACGTCTGGATAGCAGTTAAACATATTCACAAAGGTTGCAACCCCGCCCTGATGAACTAATTTGCTTTCCCCCTGCTCAAATGTCATCTTGGTGCGGCCGTTTTCTGTGACTCTTCTGGTTTTTCTGGCAGGCTTAACATCGCAAGCATAGCGATAATGCATTGCTGTACTGTTTAATAGACCAAACTGAGCATCTACATTTTGCCAAGTCATTTTGAAATAAGATTTAGGTTTCTTAAGATTGGCTGCTAAGTAAGAGGCTTTGATATTGCACAGAAAAGGATCAGCATTGAAAGTATCATTTGGAATCAATCTAAACCAGTCATCATCCATAAACTTGACTCGTCTTTGATTCCCTTGTCTCCAATTAGTGGCAAATGTATTATCCCCAATATGCAAATATCTTTGAGCCAGCGAAGTGATTTCTGATTCATTTTCTCCATCAATTGCCGCTTTTACATGTTTTGCCCAATCGCTATTCAGGTTTGCTCTCGCTGTAATATTTTTTTCGAATACTTGATCGGCTCTTTCTACTGCCCTCATAACATCATCTAAAGAGGGTTTGCTATCAGCCTCCATCATTTGGGGCATTCCAGAGAGTCCAAGTTGTTGTAAATTGCTCATTATTCTAATAGCTGCATTACGTCATCAATTACTTTGTCGTTGCGTTGCTGTAAAGTGCATATCTCTTGACTCCATTCGTCGAAAGTAAGCGCCTCAAAAGGGACTACCATAAAGTTGTCAATCATGTCATCGCCTGTATAACGACACAGGAATTTGCCTTTATCTACTTCGTCGATTACTCGCACTGAGCAAGCCGCATCAAGCGTAATATGTTCTTCTATTTGCCTGTATGGCATCGAAATTCCGAGCGCATTTGTGCTCCAACCGCTTTCTCTAACTATAACCGTAATATCAGTATTAGGCTTTATATAGGCCAGATTGTTTACGGGCTTCCAACTGGTAGGCAGGTCTAAATCTTCCACCTTCTTCATTTGGTCGCCTGTTGCGATTGTGGGATTTGCTTTGTATGGCTTAAAATCGGTCATTTGTATGTGATTGTTACCCTTTCGGTCCCACTAATTGCAATATTCATTTCTTGCGGCCCGTTGATTAG